GTGCTATTCTTGATGAGTACGGTGATATGCATCCGGGAGTTTGGGGCACTGTTATACGTCCTGCCCTTTCCGATAGACTTGGATGGGCGATTTTTATTGGTACACCTAAGGGAGCGAATCACTTTTATCATTTGGCACAGTTTGCTAAGACTGCAAAGAACTGGTACTTGGGGATATTTAAAGCTAGTGAGACGAACATTATACTTGCATCAGAGCTAGAGGAAGCGAAGGGAGCTATTTCTGAGGAAGAGTACTTGCAGGAATTTGAGTGTGCGTTTAATGCAAACTTAACTGGTTCATACTACGCTAGGATGCTACTTGATCTTGAGAAGCGGAAACAGATAACGGGTGTGCCTTACGATCCTGCTGCGTGCGTGGATACGTTTTGGGACTTAGGTATTAACGATACTACAGTTATATGGTTTGTACAGGTTATTGGAAGAGAGGTCCATGTAATAGACTACGTGGAACAGTCAGGGCAATCTTTAGACTACTACGCTAAGGTGATTAAAGAGAAGCGATACTCATATGGGCATCACTATCTTCCCCATGATGCAAATGCAAGAGAGTTGCAGACCGGAAAGACTAGGGCACAGTTTTTGTATAATTTAAATGTGCGCCCACAACGTATTGTTCCTAAGCTCTCTATTTCATCAGGGATACAGGCAGCAAGAATGTTGTTACCTAAGTGTTGGTTCGATATACATAACTGCGATAGAGGTATTCAGGCGTTAAAGAACTACCAAAAGAAGTGGGACGCTCGAAATCAGATATTCATGGACCAGCCTTTACACAATTGGTCCAGTAACGGCGCCGATGCCTTCCGAATGATGGCAGTAGCTCTTAAATCTGATAACGGAAATGGTAGAAATATTGATTTGCCTCGACGTGCTATAATGGATTACAATGAATTTGGTAATCATTAAGTAAGTCAAGGAGTTTTTATGGCAGAGAAGAAGAAAAGCCAACAATTATATGAGCAGTGGGGAGGAAATCTTGCAGCATTTTCTCGAGATTTTTCTGGAAATGACTTATCTGCCATGTTGAAGACGATACAGAAGGAAAAACCTGCATCAATGGGTAACTTTGGAGTAACAAAGCAGGATTATACACTAAATCTAGAAGACCAAGCGTTAGCAAACAAAGAGTATGAGGATGCAGTAGCTAAATGGAATGCTATTCCTCTTGAATTTGATGAAGCTGGAAATCAAAAGAGTAAAGGACCAATGCCTACTAAAAGAGCTGTAACATCGTCTACGTTTGATACTGCCGTGACAGAGTTAGCGGGTAACAAAGAGATGCTCGATGCATATAACTCTAGATTGGGTAGTATTAATACTCTACTAACATCTCCAGGAAGGCGTGCTGCATTTGGTGGAACAGAATTAACGAGGTAATAAATGGCAATTATAATTAGTGAAGAGAGTAAAGAAGAAGCCTGCGAATATATAAAGAAATTTGAGACTCTTAAAGGTGACAGAAAGAACTGGGATAACCATTGGGATGAAGTAACTAGATATGTTCTTCCTAGAAAGAACGATATCTGGATGACTCGTGTATCTGGTGAAAAGAAGGATCAAGGAATATACGATGCAACAGCGGTGCATGCTAATGAGTTACTAGCATCTGCGCTACACTCCATGCTAACTAATCCATCAACCTTTTGGTTTGGTTTAACTACTGGTGATGATGAGATAGATAAAGTAGACGAATGTAGAAGATGGTTGCAGTCATGCGAAAAAAGAATGCACCAAACTCTAAATAATTCTAATTTTCAAACAGAGGTACATGAGTTTTACTTAGATATTACAAGCATTGGCACAGGATTCTTATTAGCAGAAGAAGACGATGAAGACGTAGTACGGTTCGTTAGTAAACCAATATACGAGAATCATATTGATGAAAATAATAAGGGAAATATTGATACTGTGTATCGTGAATTTCTTTGGACATTCCGTCAAATAGTACAGGAGTTTGGTGAACCTAATCTTCCTCAGTTTATCATGGACCGTGCAGAGTCCGATCCACACGCTAAAGCGAGAATCATTCATTGTATTAAGCCAAGAGAAAGTTATAATCCAAAAAATCCTATGCCAGAAGAAATGCCATTTGAATCAAACTGGATTTATGTAGAGCAACCATTTATTCTTAGAGAGTCTGGATATAAGGAACAACCGTTTTCTGTAACTAGATGGACAAAGACGAGTGGTGAAAAGTACGGTCGTTCGCCTGCAATGAAAGCTCTTCCTGATATTAAAATGATTAATGAGATAATGAAGACAACAATCCGTGGCGCACAGAAAGTGGTTGATCCTCCTCTTCTTGCACCAGATGATGGCGTAATACTTCCTATTGATACAAGACCAGGAGGAATTAACTACTACAGAGCTGGTACAGGAGACAAAATAGAACCTCTTATTACCGGATCTCGTATAGATGTTGCTTATCAAATAATGGACGATATCAGGAAGAGAATACGTGATCAGTTCTATATCGATCAATTGCAATTAAATGAAGGTCCTCAGATGACTGCAACTGAGGTTATGCAACGTACAGAAGAGAAGTTACGTTTGCTAGGTCCTATTTTAGGACGAATGCACTATGAATTTCTAAGACCTATTATTGATAGGGTATTTAACATACTTATGAGAAAGGGTATGTTCCCTGCCATTCCAGATCTTTTACGTGGAATTAATCTAGAAGTTCGATTTACTTCAATGATTGCTAAGGCACAGCTAGCTAGTGACAGTGCAAACGTGAGCAGAGTATTCAGCATGACTGCACCATTGTTTCAACTTGACCCAGCCGTTAAGGATAATATTGACACAGATGCTATGTTTCGTTATGTTGCTAACATGTTCGGTATCCCTCAAACTACTTTGAGAGACCAAGCCGATGTTAATAAAACACGTGAGCAGAGACAACAAGAGATGCAAAGAATGCAGCAGATGCAACAAGAGCAGCATGATGCACAAGTAGCTGGCCAAGTAGCACCATTAGCAAAAGTGGCACAAGGGCAACAAAATGTTTAAGTTTGGGAAAAAGAAATCTGATACAGTAAAAGCGTATCAGCAAACATTCGGTACAGTACACGGACGTACTGTACTGTTTGATATGCTCAAGACGCACAGTATGATTAGCTCTACATTTAATACTGATGTTAATCGTATGCTTATAAAAGAAGGGGAACGAAATGTAGTTCTCCGAATACTTGCACTATTAAAAACAGATCCAGACAAATTTCTACAGCAAGTAGAATCTGGACTAGATGAGGAAAAGTCATATGAATAAATTTGCACTTAGAATGTCAGAGCTAACAGATGCATCTGCTCCACCTCCTGCAAATCCAATAGATGCACCTGTAACAGGAGATTTTCTATCTTCCCTATCCGAAGACTTAAGAGCGGAGCCATCATTAGCTAATTTTAAAGATATAAATTCTTTGGCAAAGTCATATGCATCTGCACAAAAGATGATTGGGGCAGACAAAATAGTAATTCCAGGAAAGTACGCGACTCCTGATGAGTGGAAACAAGTCTATTCTAAATTGGGATTGCCTGAATCTGCTGATAAATACGAGTATAAATTTGGTGAAAATAAGGCAGTCTCAGACGAATTTGTGAAGGAATTCACATTAAATGCACATAAGAATGGTGTTCTTCCACATCAAGCACAAGAAATGCTTTCTTATATTGATCAATTAACATCCTCTTCCCTATCTAAAGCGCAAGAAGATCAGAAGGCACAAATTGCTGGTGCTTTAAGTAATTTAAGAAGTGAATGGGGAAATACTTACGACCAAGAGATTAATTATGCAAAGTCTGGCTTAAAGGCATTTGCTGATGAAGATACTCTTAAATTTCTAGATTCTTCTGGACTTGGTGATAATCCTGCAATTATCAAGCTTTTCAATAAAATTGGTAAAGCTATCGGGGAAGATAAGTTTCAGAAGGGTGGGGTCGTACAGGATAAGTTAACCCCAGAATTGGCACGTAGAGAAGTAAATAAAGTTATGGGAGACCATAAACATGCATATTATGATGCTAATCATCCAGCGCACAAAGACGCTGTTACTGATATGCAAAAATATTATGAAGTTATGGCATCTGCTAACGCTTGACACTAATGCGGTTAAGGTATTAATATATAATAAATAAGTGTAGGACAACCGTTTATCGATCCATTAAAAACACTTATAGGAAGATCCGCAAGGGCAATCTACCGATTGTATTTTTGTTTGATTAACTTATAAACTTTTAAATGGAGATGTATATGTCACAATTAGTGCCTACACATTTTGTTCAGCAGTATTCTGCTAACATCTATCACTTGTCTCAGCAAAAAGGTTCTCGTCTTTCTTCTAAGGTTCGTAATGAATCTCAGAAAGGAAAGACAGCGTATTACGATCAAATCGGTTCAACAACTGCAGTAAAAAAACTTTCTCGTCACCAACCTACTATTCGCGTCGATATGCCACATAATCGAAGAATGGTTACTCTTGTTGATTACGAGTGGGCTGATTTAGTTGATGATTCTGATAAACTCAGAATGTTATATGATCCAACAGGTGTTTATACTCAAGCCGCTATGTGGGCAATGGGTAGAGCAATGGATGATGAGATCATAGCAGCAGCAACTGGAACTTCTTATACTGGCGAAACTGGTTCTGTCGGTGTAGTTCTTCCTAATAGTCAAAAACTAGCGGCAACAACTGGTTCTGCTTTTACTGATCTAAATCTTGATGCTTTGAAGAAAGCGAAAAAGATTTTTGATAAGAATGAAGTAGAAGGAAAAAGATACATTGCTTGTACTGCAGAGCAAATTGAAAATCTTTTAGGTGCAACTGAAGTAGCATCTGTTGATTTCAACTCTGTTCAAGCATTAGTTAAAGGTGAGATCAACGAATTTATGGGGTTTGAATTCCTTAGAATTGAGCGTCTTGCTGCAACTGTTGGGACTACTCAAGCAACTGTTGCTTCGGGTGTAGTTGGTGCTGGTTCTGAAACTGTAGCTTCTGGCGCACGTAAGTGTTTTGCTTGGGCAAATGATGGTATCCTTCTCTCTAAAGCACAAGAGGCTAACGCTTCTGTAGATAAGAGAGCAGATCTTTCTAATGCAATCCAAGTTTACGCTTCTATGAGTCTTGGTTCTACAAGAATGGAAGAAGTGAAAGTAGTAGAGATTCTTTGTACTGAGTCATAATAATTTGAGGGGAGAAATCCCCTCTTCTAAATAGGAGGCCTTATGGCTAATAAAAATATGGTAAATTATGCGAAAGCATTTGGAACAATACCATCTGTTAAAGTTTCTCCTGAAGACAATAACCGTCTTCATTGCCAATATGATGAATTCATCGTTAGTGCAGTAATTGCAACAACTGATGTAATTTATGGACCAAAGATTCCTGCTGGCGCAAGACTACATGAAGTAGTTCTTTCTTGCGAAGATCTTGGAACAACTGGTGTTATGCAAGTTGGTCACTTGATCACAAGTGCAGACGCAGAAGATCTTAATGCATTCTTGGATGCGGTAGATGTAAATGCGGCGGCAATTACAGCTAAGATGTCTGACGAAGTTAATATCGTTGGCTTGCTTAAGAAGTACGAAGTAGAAACACAAGTTGTAATTACTTGTACTACTGCAACTACTGTAACTGCAGGCGAAAAAATTAAACTCGCTATCTATTACACATTTTAATGACTACAGAAGTCAAAATATGTAACTCAGCTTTATTAAAACTCGGTGCAGAGAGGATAAACTCTCTGACCGAGTCAAATAAGAGAGCTATTTTATGTAATGAGCAATACGCTAAAATACGTGACCTTCTTCTTATGTCTCATCCATGGTGGTTTGCAAAGAAGAGAACGTCCTTAGCTTTAACTGGCAACACTCCTGCGTATGAGTATACAACTGAGTTTGCACTTCCAGCAGATTTTCTAAAGTTGCACAAAGTAGAAAATGCTGAAGACGAATATTTGCAGTATCAGATAGAGGGAGATTTACTTCTATCTAATGTTAGCACAATGAATATTACGTATATTGCACGTATAACTGATGCTACAAAATTTCCTCCTTCATTCGCTGAATTACTAGCTCTAAGATTGGCACATGAAATTTCATATTCATTAATCCAAAGTGTTACTCTTAAAGATAGTTTATATAGAGAAATGCAAGTACTACTACGTGACGTACGATCCATAAACGCCCAAGGCAAAGGTCGTCCCGACGATCTTGGTGCTGATGAATGGCTTTCAATAAGGTTATGAAATGGCTAAGTTCAACTATTCACAGAACTCATTTCAATTAGGACAACTGTCCAAGAGAATGCGCGGTCGCGTAGATTTAAAAGAATATTATCAAGGTGCAAATTTAATTGAGAACTTTATCACTCTTCCTCAAGGTGGAGTAACAAAGGTACAAGGTGGAGCTATCCTGCTACAGGATACAAATTTAGCTGGTGGCGCACTACTACCCTATGTTGTCCAAGATGATTCATATTTAATATCTATAAATCCAAATAGTGCTAATACATTAAAAATTAAAATAATTAGACTAGACGATAATACAACCCCATATGGCTTGCTTGGTCCTACTACTGTAATGTGTACAGTAGATTACACAACCTATTCTACTGAAGCAAATATTAGCAATGCGCTAGGAAATCTAAACTATGTTCAGAATGGTGATTCTTTAATAGTATGTTCAGAGTATGGTGGAATGGAACCTATTATAATATATAGAACAAGTACAACTGCGTTCAAAGTTAGTTCTATAACTAATAATATAGACTCATTTGTATCAGGGAAAGCGCTAACTTTGCTTAGACTTCCTTATATGGCTGAGAATGTAGATCAAAATAAAAAATTAGTTTTTGATGGTGTACAAACATTACGGGCAAAAGATCAATTAGGGTCAGCAATATCTTTTTTTAAATCGTCCCACGTAGGAAGTTTTTTTAAGTTAACAGTAGCAAATGATACTGGATGTTTAATAGTCACGGCATATGTAGACGCTTCTACAGTTACTGTTTTAGAAGTAATCGGGACATCTAATGTAAGTACTGATAATTGGCAGGAAGCAGCATGGAGTAATGCAAGAGGGTGGCCTAAAAAAGTAACTTCATACCAGTCAAGATTAATATTTGCTAATAATTTTACTTTTCCAGATACGATTTGGAATAGTAAGAAAGATAATCCATATAATTTTATGAGTGAAAGATTATACCAAGACAGAGCGGCATCGGATGTATCTGGAATTAGATTTTATGGAGATCCAAAACAAACTGATGCTTTTTGGTACACAGTATTATCAAGTGAGCTAAGTTTTATTTGTTGGTTAAACAACTCAGCTAATTTAGAAATTGGGACAACAACTGGTGAATATATAGCAAGTGGATTAGATAATGTGTACGCGTATGATACAGCAGCAGTAAGAAATATATCTTCATACGGGTCTTATAAATTTAGTAACTCTATTAGAATAGGTAATTCTACTATATATCCAGCAAGGTATAGAAATACGTTACAAGCTATAGTTGGAGAAGGAGTATCTTCTCCAGAAATTAATGCGATTATAACTTCGTTAGGTTTAATATCAGAGGGAGTAATATCTTCAAATGATAGAAATTTAAGATTAGTATACTGTAGAAGTTTAAGCAGCCTTATAGTTATAACGGCAAGTGGAACATATTTTTTAACTTTTAATGCTATATTAAATATCTGTTCCCTTTGTAAAGTAACAATTCCCGGACAAAATTTAATTGTAGTAGATAGAACACATCAAATAAATTATTGTTTTGATGCAATTTTTTATGGAGATAATAACATACTTCACCAATGGATACCTACTTATCCCCGAGATAATTTAGTAAGCGAAGTAGATGTATATGGGAGATCATTTGGTAGAGATCATATGATACCCAACTTTTTAAAAAATTCACTTTATTTATGTAATAATAATGTAGCGTCAACTGTATTTTTAAGTAATGCAAATTGTTCATTATATGAATACTATCTTAGTTATGGAACTACTGTATCAGTAATAGCAGATTGTAAATATATAGGGGAACATGAGATAGTTATAAATCCAGATACACTAATTGGTAGTATAACTTTTAAGACAGCCTATAAGTATTGTATTATTGGAACAAGATATTCTTCAAAATTAGAAACTATGAACCTTGAAGCTGGAAATGCTCAAGGTGGAACATCTCATGGTTTACCTTCGAGAATAGATAGGGTAACAGCACGTCTAATTGATTCATATGGTGGAAACATAGGGCCTTCTTTTACAAACATGGAAGAGATATCCTATATAAGTTCAGGCACTATCATGGGTGCAATAGTAACTCTTCAAGACGTAGACAAACAAATATATCTAGATTCTTCTCCTGATGAAGATAAGCGCATATGTGTAGAACAAGATTTGCCTTTTCCATTTACTCTGCTATCATTGATAGCTAGAGGTATAACTTATGATTAAAAATATATAGGAGTCATTATGACAACTTCCCCATTTCTAAAAGAAGAAGACGATCGATTTAAAGCACTAGAGTCTGGTGCAACACCAACAGTACTTGATGCACGTATTACAAGTATTGAAGGTGACGTTACAGATGCAGAAGGCGAGATTGTTACACTAAAAGCGTTTAGTGCTGCTGACAATTTTGTGATACATGCAGCTGGCGTTGTTACAACTGCTGGAGGCGATGCTAACGAAACTGTTACTGTTACTGGTGCCGCTGCTGGTGACATGGTTATTATGGCGATTAAAACTGCCGGATCTTCTCCTGTAGTTCTTCGTTCATTTGCACCTGGAACAAATAAGATTGACTATGTTATGTCAGCAGATCCTTCTACGGATCACGTTATGTCTTATATTGTTTTAAAAGCTAATTAAGAGGTAGCAATGTTTGCAGCATTAGCAATAGCTGGCGCAGCAATGTCAGCATACAGTATGTATCAGCAAGGGCAGAACGCAAAAGAAGCGGCTGCTCAAAATGCTGCATATGGTGCATTGGCGGCTGCAGAAACTAGGTTTCGTGGGGAAGAGAATATAAAGGTGTTGCAACAACAAGGTGCTCAAGTTGTTTCAAGTCAACAAGCAACATACCGTGGAATATCTTTGCAGGGAGCGCAACTAACATCTATGCGTGAAACAGCATATAAAGTTGCAAAAGATGTTACTAGAAAGCAAAGAGAACTAGACTATGCTATTCGTCTTTCTGAAATGGAGGGAAGAATGGGTATGCAGGCGGCAGATAGATTAGCGCAAGGAGCTACAATTGGCTCAATAGGATCTCTAATAGGAAATATTGGACAGACAATGCGTAGTTCTCCCAGATATGGGCAAGAAACACCAAAGACATCTACGTTAACAGGGCCTAGTCAGAGTATTAGTTTAGGGCAAACACAGTCAAAATAGTTTCAAATGGAGTTTTAGATGCCTAGGATACCTACTTATGCAGAACAAGGATTTTCTCAAGTAAATGCGCCAGCATTATCTTATGACAAAATAGCAGCGGCAAATTCTGCATACTATCAGCAATTAGCAAATGTGGGACAACAAGGAGTGCAGTTCGCAAACACTATGCTTCAAGAAGAGAAAAATGAGCAGACTCAAAATTATACTTTTAAAAAAGATTCCGATTATAGACTAAAACTACAAGATGATTTTTCTACGTATAGTAAATTGATAGATGAAGATGGAATTATTCAGAATACAGCTATCGTAACAGATGCATCGAGTAGAACTACTAGAACAACTCAAGGTAAGTATCATGGGGTATCTTTACTAGATGCTATGAAATCTCAGTCGGGAGAGTATTTAGCAGAAGGTGAGAAGTACGCACCAACGTATGATGCCAGAATGTCATTTAAAAATAAATTTTCCCCAACAGTATCTTCGATGCTTGTTGAATCTCAGGGATACACAGATACTCAAAAAATAAAGTTATCCCTTAAGGGAATAGAGGATAGAACAGATAACATGGCGGCTAGAATAGTTTCTATGGGTGGTAGTAAAAATGAGGCTATAAATGCAGCCATAGAAAGTACCGCAATACTCGATTCTAGATTACCTACAATAGGAATTGATCTTCATAAAGCGGCGTCACAAAATGCGAATAATAAAATAGCAAGTGGTCATTTGAATGGTCTTTATAATTCTGCAATGGAATCTAAAGATAATAAAGTAATAGACGAAGCACTAACATTTCTACATGAAAAATCAGGGAATGCAGGAGAGGAAGAAAAAGTACTGTGGGAGCAAGAACAGAAAGCAAAAAATACATATCAACTTCCTCCTGATATAGCGTATGGACAGGGATTAATAAGCAAAGAAGAGTTTGATAAATCTAAACAAAGTGGAGCTAAGGAGATTAGCGTTCAAAAACCAATTACAAAAGAAGATGCCTTAACTCAAGATGTAACTAGAAAACTAGTACAATCATTAACAGCAGAAGAAACAGCACAGTACATATTAAAATTTACTCAACTAAAAAGTAAAATGGGAAAGGTAAATAGAATAGATATAGTAAATGAGCGCAAAGATTTTAAGACAGCATTATATAATGGAATTGTAACACCAAAAGAAGCTTATCAGCACAAGGAAGATGTTTTTTCTAAAGATGGTTTAATAGAAAGAATGGAGACTGCAGGGATGTTTAGCACTCCTACTGAGAAGTTAAGAGTTCTTGGCGAGGAAATAGCATACCCCGCAACTGCGGAAGCTTTATTGCAAGTTAATACACAAAGTCAGCAAACTGTACTAGCAAGAATTCCAATATTTAAAGATAATTTTAGAAAGAGACTTCCAAATGATATAAGTACATTGCAAGAAAATGGAAAATTAGGGGCCATTAAAGTAGTTCCCGATAAGTATTTTTTAAATTCAACAGTAGAAGAATTATCTGATGTTATAAAAAGAGCTTCTTTTGATGTAGAAAGTGAACGAAAATCAGATACAGTAGCATCAATTATAAAAAGAGATCCTGTAGTAAATAAAGCGTACGCACTTACTAATGGGTTTACCGATGCAGCAAGAACAAGAGAATACCTATCTAAATTAGATGCATCTAAAGAAATAATAAATTGGGCACAAAATTCTAATGTTCTTCCTAAAGATTTAGCAAAAGACATGGCATCGAAATTAAGTGCAATAACTATGAACGCAAGCACGAAAGCTAAAACATTTATGACTTTGAAGACATCTTTTGGTGAGAAGTATCCTCAAGTAATTTCAGATATGGTTGAACATGGAGATCTAAATCCTATGCTTTATTTGGTTGGGAAAGCAAAGAATGAAGAATCGGCAAGGGTATTAGCAGAAGTAATAGATAATCCAAAGATAGAAGAAATATACTCAAGTACAACTTCCAAAATATATCCAACAAGTGATTTAAAATCTGAAATAAGTAGTCAGACAGTAGAAATGATTAAGGCAATGACTAGAGGAAATCAGAGTACAAAAATAGCGTATGGAATGGCAGATGCACTAAAGATAAATGCTATGCACTTACTGAATCAAGGACGTGTGTCTAGTATTTCAGAAGCAGTAAAAAAATCTAAAGAAATTTTGGTTGATATAAATTATACAACCTTAGAAGTAAAAGATTCAGTAGTAATGATACCTAAAGAAATTGGGGGTACTGCGATATCTCCCGAAATAATGACTGAATATATGCAACAACATAGAGATGTATCGGGGGATAGACTTAAGAATTTAGATATACTTGTTCCTAAACAATATTCTGATGAACTAATAGCAAATAAAGTTGTGAGTAGTGATCCAGTAAAAGCGAAAGAAGAGATAAAGACTAGATATAAAAAGCATATCGCTGAATTTGGTACATTCATATCTGACGACACGACAAACTCACTCATACTAAAAGACTTCTCTCGTCCATCTAGAGACTACGATGTTCGTGTTGTCAATCCAGAGAAGCCAGAAGATCCTTTAGGTATGTCTTACTCAAAAAGTTACATTGATATAAATAGAGATAAAGAAGCTATTAGAAAAACTCATAGTTGGTTTGGTCAATAATGGGAAATATAAGAGATATTCCATTAGAGTCAAATAACGATGAGAACTTAGCCGGATTTAATTCTATAACGCCATCGTATAGTTACGGTGAAACCCTAAATGCAACAATAGACCAATCTCTTTTTGGATTTACAAAAGACCTTGCTTCAATTGTAAATATGAAAGGGAGAGAACAACTACGAAGTGAAGTAATCGATCCCGATAAATTAAATGAAATGTTTCCCAATATAGAAAAGAAATTCTATAAGCCAACAAAACTTGTGGTTGCACAAGAAATGTCGAGAAGAGCTACAGAGAATAATAGAATTTCCAATATAATAAACAATGGGCCACAAGGGTTCTTTGCTGGTGCTGGTCGCTTTGCTACAGGGCTTGCAACAGGAATAGCTACAGATCCTTTAGGGATGCTCGCCGGAATAGGTATTGCAAAGAGCATTCGTTCTATTGGTGTTGCTGCCATGGCTGCAGGATCTTCTTCTAGAATTGCAGGGATAGCTGCTAGAGGTGGATTAGGGGCAGAGGTAGCAGAAGGAATAGCTGGTACAGGACTAATGTCTCCTATTTCTGCGTACTCTAGATCTTTAGAAAATTCAGAGCTAAAGTCTGATGAAATATTTATGGATTTAGCAATAGGAGCGGTGGGCGTTCCTTTACTTGGAGCAGGTCTTAGATATCTAACACGAGAAGGTCCCAATGGAGTTCGTGGACTTCCATTTAAAAAAGATCCGGGAGCAACACCAAAGCAATTAGAATATTCTCAAGAACAAATAGGATACTCGCAAGTTCTTTTAGAAAACCTACAGAAAAGAATTGGTACTGAGAAAACAGCAGAGGTGTTATCTATAGCATATAAACAAATGAATATGGGAAATAGAGTAGACGTGGATAATATCATAAAAACTTTCGATGATGCCACGTTCTCTTTAGATAAATCCTTTGCCCCAAAAGACTCTTCTAGGTTTGCAACAAAAATAGATCTTCAAGATGAAGTGAGCCATGCGCTTATAAACTACGAAAACGTATTGGGAAGAGATACTGCGGTAAGTAGAAAAACTTTAGACGGAATGACTAAATTATTCAACGACTCTATAGAATCTGGTGGGACAGTAAAGCATATTCTAAGCGATGATAAGTATGGGGACGTATTTGCCGTTAGCTCTCCTACTGAAAATGGATATACAAGAGGGGATAGAGTTCATATGTATGGCTTTGATAAGAATGGAGATATGATATCAAAGACAGTACTCGATGTTAATGGCTCTGATATTGTAGAGAACTACATTGATCCTAATCTAGACAATCAAGGATATGGAGACGTTCTATTTGGGTTAGCCCACGACCAACTAGGTTTTACCTTCAATGGTAAAAGTTCGACTAATTCCCCTTATATGCAAGCGATACAAAGAAAGTATTTAGGAAAACTAAAAGACGACGCTACTCTATCTGGTGACACAACAGTTATTGGTAAAGGTGCTAGACAGGCAGGGATAGACTTCTATTCAAAGCAGGGAGAACTTGTTTCTGCGGATACGTTCGATCCTATGCACTGGAAAGAATACGAAGATATCCAAAAAGAAATTATGATGGAACCTCCATCGAAATGGGAAGCTGAGATAAAAGAGTTACAAGCAGAAATTGCAGAGTTAGATACAATCACAGCATTACATCCTGAAGCACAGATACTATTGAAAGAAATAACAGATTACGATATGATAGCTAGATCCCGTGAAGTCGCCATTAAAGCAACTGACTATTGTATAAGGAATCACTAATGAGTTTTTGTTTTGAAAAGCTAAAAGAAAAGTTTGGTACTATATTTGGCGATGAAGAATTAAAGGGTATATTCGAGGATGTTAAAAATATCTACGATACAGCAAAAGATCCATTAGCAGCTAAAAAACGTGTAAAAGACTACTACGATGAAATTGTTTTCGAACATCAACTCTATCAAAGAACTGCCCGCATAGATGCCATCAAACTAAATAATGCTATAGAAAGAGTCGTAAATTCAAAACAAAAAGATCCAGTGGATGCGCTAATATCAATTTTAGATGGAACACATACAGCAGGGGAAGGTGAAAGGCGTAACGTTTTACGAGATAGAAAAGTATTAGATGCAAAATTAAAAAATCAGCTAGTGCTCGCTCTAAGAGAAAAAGATCTTCTTAAACTTGCCAGAAGTGGCGATATAGATAAAGAGATTGCTATTGAAATGTGGAATATCGACAAAAATATTCCTATGAATACGACAGATGAAGCGCGGGGGATAGCTGCAGTATTGCATAATATGAACAAACTAATGTTCCAAGCAAAGCAAAATGCTGGGATACCTATACGACATTATGAAGGATACATAGCTAAGTCAGTGCATGATCCAGCAAGAATTAGACAATCAGGAAAGACATACAAAGAGGCATTCGATAGTTGGGCATCGTCTATATATTCAAAGCTAGACATAGAATCCACATTTGGACAGTTTGCTGAGAATCCAGCAAAGCAACAAGAAATGCTACAGACAATATTTGATGAAATAATGTCCGGAACGCATGGAGAGTTTACAGTAGCAAAACGTGGTCGCTTAGGCATGGGCCAAAGAACACTACACTTTACAGATGGCGCAGCATGGAATGACTACAACAATGAATTTGGGCGCAACTCTCTATTAGAATCCTTTCAATCTGCAATAGCAGCAACAGCAAAACAAGTATCCATAGTAAATCATTTTGGAAGCACAGCAGATTTGAACTGGGGAAGGGTAGAAGAAAAACTACGTGGAAGATTCAAAGAAGACGCAGAAAAAATACGAATGCTTGATTCAGGAAGAGAGAAGCTAAGACAATTCTGGGATGAAGTAAAAGGGCTAAATGCTATCCCCGGCAAGTCAGTGATGGCAAAGGTATCCAAGAATGCAAGAAAAGTATCTGATATAGCAATGATGGGAAAAGCTGGTATTCGCTCTATTACAGATATAGCAGTAACAATGGGTACGCTACGCTCTTCTACTGGTAAAAATATATTCGAGTCTCTAGGAGAGGCAGTATCCGGTTACGCTAATAGTTTAAAAAAAGAACATAGAAATGAAGTTCTAACTAGAGCACATATGTATGTAGAAGATGTTCTAGGAGAGTTACACGGAGAAATGGCAGGAAGTGGTACGTATCAGCCTGGAGAAATGTCTAAAACACTAAAAAATAAATTCAATCTAAATAAGCAAACAATTACAGAAACAGCATCAACAGTAGATGACATGATTAAGTGGGCACACAATAAAATTTATGTAGTAAATGGTGCAAGCTTCATGACGAAATTAGGGAAGACAGCGAACGCTAGGCAAACAATGCTTTGGTTGAATGATAATTCCCACCATACTCTTGAGTCAATGCCAGCACAATTAAGTCGGGATTTAAAAGCGTTCGACATTGATGAGAAGGATTGGGCAGTAATAAAGCAGGCAAGAGAAGACATGGATGGTAAATCATTCATAACTCCCGAAGGAATTACGAAAGTATCCGATGAAAGTATAACTGCAATAAAGGGCGCGATGTCAGCAAGGGCACTAACTCAGTATCGCAGTATGCTAGATTTCAAATTAGCAGGGTACATTGGAGACATAGCAGATACAGGGGTTCCTACTCCAAATGCGCGAGATAGGCATTTTTGGATTCGCGGTACAAAAGAAGATGATCCAGCAGGACAAGTTGCACGATTCATAGCGCAGTGGAAGATGTATCCCACAAGCATATTCAGAATCATGCGCCGTATATCAGTAAATCCTGATGGAGCATTAGATTGGCAGGGATTAACAGGAACATTTGTTGCCGCAACTACTCTTGGTTATATTGGGCAAATGTTAGTTGACATACTTGCTGGTAAAACTCCTAAAGATCCCCGAGATATCAAGACAATAACGGAAGCTATGGTGAAGGGTGGAAGTGCTGGTATGTTTGGGGATATGCTCTACAATGAGTATGACAGTTACTCAAAGTCGTTTATAAAAGGATTAACGGGTCCTGTGCTAGGTAGTGCCGATAAAGTAGCGGCAATGATGTCACAATCAATACGAGGGGAAGGAAAGCACGCCCTAAGTAGCGCAATAGATCTAATGCATAAAAATACGCCATTGGCTTCTTTTCCATTGATTGATACAATGTTTAAGAATCTAGTACTTTATCACGTACAAGAAGAATTAAATCCGGGTACAATAGGAAGAATGGAAAAAAAAGCAAAAGAAGCTGGACAAGAATTTTATATATCTCCGAGGTAATATATGGCAATTTCAGATTTAGATGTAAAATTAGAGTTTACTGGTAATGGCAGTAACAAGTCATTCCCTCTAAACCTACAATTTATGGACTATACTTCCGATATCTATGTCTACATTAGAAATGAAGTAGCTCTTCCCCATGTAGTTACAAGATTGGCACTAACAACAGATTTTACTTTTGTTGGATCGCCAGTACCTACAAGCATTCTAACGGTAGCAGCATATCCATCTACAACTAAAGTACTAATTGTTAGAATAACTCCTAATCTACAACCGTATGAGTATGCAAATGGGGATTCATTTCCAGCAGAACAGCATGAGAACGCGTTAGATAATCTCTCAGTTCAAGTACAAGAGTTAAACAATGCCATTGGGCGCAGTATCGTACTACCAATTACATCGGCAGCGGTTACCCTTACCCTTCCTGTTCCAGTTGCAAATCAAGCACTAGGATGGAATGCAGCCGCGAATACTCTTGTTAATTTAGTAGTGGAGACTCCCGCTGTAGTTGCAATAATGCAGGCAGAGATTGATGCTTTAGAAGTTCGTGCTGGTAACATCGAAGCTGAGCAAATAACACAGAATGGAGATATCGACGATTTAGAGACATATCAAGGTGTAGCAACTGGACAGATCGGTACTCTTCAAGTAAAGGTGACTACTCTTGAAGGAGAGATGTTAACTGCTAAGAGTGATATTAGTACGCTATACGGGCAAACTGCAGCAGCAGCAATAAATATTGGGAATCTTCAGGGTGACGTATCCGATCTTCAAACAGATTTAGGAGTAGCACAGGGTGACATAATATCTCTTGATGGGCGACTAGATACTGCGGAGACAGATATAAACAATGCAGAAATAGCAATAGGCAACCTTCAAACAGATCTTTCCACGCTAACGCTTGATGAATTATCAGACGTAGTACTGGGAACTCCTATAGAGGGACAAGTTCTAACATATGATGATGGAACATCTAAATGGATTCCGGGACCAGCAGCAGCACTACCTAGCCAGACAGGAAAAAATGGAAAGTATTTAAAAACTGATGGTTCAGTAGCAACATGGGAAGCAGTAGATGCACTACCTAGCCAAACAGGAGCGGTAGGAAAGCTATTGACTACAGATGGTTCGGTAGCTTCATGGGTTGATAAATCATCAAGTTTTATTCGTACAGTAGCAGATGTAACGGCAGCAGAATTGCTAACAAATATTGGCAGTAATTTAATCTATATCGAAAGCAAAGAAGGAATTTATAGTTACTGTTCTGACTGCGGATATACAGCAGACAGTGATTTAGTTTTAAATACTGGAAACGGTGGTACTACTCGCTGGGAATTGATGCAAAAGATGTCACGAACTCAAGGTGACACTGGTTGGATTAATACTGATGCGGCGGTAATAAGTGCTCTGAGTGCCACAAGCGTTCGACTTGCAATTTCTTCAGTGGCGGCAATAGCAGTAAAATCAGTTCGAATGATGGTTCCAATTGGAAATTACGATCATACGATTACTGGTGTTGCTGGTGCAAAGTTTTTATATTTTGATGATGCAACATTAGTTATAAAACAACGTGACTCTGTGTGGGACTTCAACACTCAGGTTCCAGTCATGGTTGTGTATTGGAGTGGTACGGCAATAATTGCCTATCCTCAATCAGAGCTACATGGAATACGTGACACAATATGGCACATGTACGAACACTTATATAGTGGTGCTCAATATAAGTCTGGCTTAACATTTACTGGAAACGTACAGCCGGA